ATCTTCGTCCAGCCGGAGGCCGCACTCTCACTGGTGCCACCGTCCGAGGTGAAGGCCACGAGGAGGTTGCCTGCGGTGGGCGCACCCGCCAGCGTGACACTGCCTGACCCCGTGGCGGCCTTCTGCTGCACGATGGCGGGGCCACTGTCGATCTGCACCCAGCCCGTCCCGATCACATAGCAGAACAGGTGGCTGGTATCTGTCTCATAGTAGAAGCTGATCTCCCCTGCGGCCGTGTTGGGTGTCGCCGGACGGGCAGCGTATGTCCCAACTGTTGCATAGTCGGTGATCTTGCGGGGGTAGGTGACGGTCATAGCAGTGGTCCTTTAGATGATGGTTTTCCAGGCGCCGGCCCAGCAGTAAAGGTGCCCGGTGTCGGCGGCGAAATAGAACGCGGAGCATCCGGCCGCAACCAGCGGCGTTGTCGGGCGGGCGGCGATGGTGCCAATGCCGAAGTAATTTGCTATGACGTTGCTCATTTTAACTGCCGTGCCGATGCCGTGATTAGGGTGGAAGCCATTTTAGTTCTCCTTTAGCGCCGACGCCAGGCTTCAATGAACCCATCAGCAGACATTGTAGAAACGGTGAAGAGAGCCCGCGTTCCTAGATATATGATCTTAGTAGCGCCCGCCGCCACAGACACCCGTTTAATACCTACCGGGAAAATTTCCAGAGGCCCAACTAGACCAGAAAACTCAGAACGATACATGGCGCCTTCGTTTGGCGGTGTTGGTTGAGTTGCGCTAACCTCACTCAGCCAGCCTATAGTAATGGTGACGTTAGTAGTGACACCAGCAGTCAGTGCGAGGCCGCCGCGAACATACCAGTCTCCCGGCCCTAACGTGCGGCTATTGACATTGGTGGCGACGCCGCTGGTAAGCGCTACGCCCGTGGCAAGGTTATTAGAAAGCTCACCCAAATTACCTGCGGCCGCGTCGTCGTTTGTTCCGGTGCCAATGATCTGCCCTGGCGCCGCCGCCACGATAGACCAGCCCGCCCCCTGCATCCACGACAGGACTTGTCCAGGAGTAATTGCGGCCTTCACGTAAATGCGCCGGTTGGCGCCGTCATAGCTCCGTACCGTTACGTTGTGGTTCACCGTATCGTTATTGTAGACGCTGATGAACTTCACGTTGCGTTGGGCCGAAGCGGCGGGGGCGGCAAGCGCGGTTACCAGGGTAACACCGTTGGTCACGCCGGGGCTGCTGCCGGGGACGAAGGTACTGCCTGACACTGTATCCGCATAGTCTATGTTGAAGTCACAGTCGGTCGTCGTCTTGGCTTCGCCCAAGATAATTTCAATGACCTTGCTGGTGGTGTCGAGGATCATGGTTACAGTCCTATGAAAGAGACGGCGAGAGCGAAGGGGTCGGAAGCATATGGCAACGCCGGGATCGCACTCGTCGGCAACACCTCCAGCACATAGATCGGATCACCGGACACGTCGAGGATAAGCTGCCCGCCGGTGTCCTGCATGGCGAGATAGAGGTTCGTGCCATCATCCAGTATGGACGCGGGCGCCCCGCTGCTTCCCCCGCCCACGGCTGAGATCACCCCACCTGCCGCCGTAATGGTAGTGCCATCCACCTTGGCGAGGCCAAACGCGGTTGCCGATGCGGCAGGAATAGCCGCAACAGCAGCCGTTGCGAACGTCTCTGCATTGCTTTGCGCAGTCGCGGCGGCGCCCGCGGCATCGTAGAGCGTCAACAGACTGGGAATGTCCGCAACCGCCAACAGCCGGAACAGCGGCGGGGCGCCGGTGCCAGACAGGGAAGCGGCCAACACATAGTGCAGCACCTGCCCGGTAACAAGGTCAGGCACACTTCCGTTCGTGATCGCTTGCTGGCCCCACTTCCGCATGAACTCGTTGGTCGGCGTGCCATCAGCATTTGTGATGGGCACGCGCCAGTTCAGCGGATCGACGCTATTCTTGAGCTTGTTTGTCATTGTCGAATCCGTTAAGCATCGCGTCGGCGCCGTCGATACGAATTAGGCCGCCGCTATCCGATATTTCGAAGATCCGCCCGGGGGCGGCAAACGAGCCCAGCGAACGCCAGGCCAGCTCGTTGTCGTAATCGCCCGCGGTGAGCGCTATCGTGAAGTAGGGGCTCCAGGTGGCCTCTACGTCGTCGCTGAACCGCAGGTTGAACGTCGAGCCAGCCACGTCGTCCAGCAGGCCGAACGACGCAGTGATGCGGAAGGAATCGCAGCTGATCGACACGCGCGAGCGCGCGGCCAGGCCGCCGGTGGAGACATGGCCAATCTCAGTCGCGCCGTTGTCGAAGACTGCGCCTGGCGTCATTTCCCACACGTCGCTGGTCGCCAGGTCGCCGCCGACGATACGAACACCCCACATGTGGCCGTTCTGGAAATTCCACTGAACGTTCGGGCCGCCGTTGGTGGCCGGTGCGCCAGTGCAGAAGTTCGTCCATTGCGACGTTAGTATGTCGTAAAGGAAGGTGCCCTGCGCGCCCAGGTCCAGCACGTAGAACGTGTGCCCATCCAGGGTGAAGGTCCACGCGCGGTTAAGGCTGACGACAGGCGGCGCTCCGGGCACGATAAACGGAGGCGGGGCGGGTGGCAGCGGGGCGGTGGGGCCTGCGGGAAATAGCCGGAACCAAGCTGTGAACGGGCCGTGGTGGCCGCCCGTGCCCATATAGTCACCAATGTAGTTGGGCACCGTTGATGTCTGCGACCAGGTGGCGAGGGTCAAAATGGAATCGTTGGTATCCTCTGAAATGGCGCCCTGGCCGGTATTGAGGTTTCCAATGAGCGTGGTGGTAAAGGTGCCGGTCGCCGTGTTGATGGTATAGACGTTGGAGCCGGTGCCAAACACGTTTGCCACGACGTAAAACCGCCCGTTCACGATGCTGGACAGCGCAAAGCAATAGCTGGAGGAGCTGTTGTTGTAGGGTACAGCCGCCTTCCAAATAAGGTCGCCGGTGGTGCCGCTTAGCTTGCAAATGTAGCTCTTGTTGGTCACGGCGTCGGTGGTCTGCACCCCAACGAGTATGTGCCCGTCGGTCTGGTCATACACGATGCCGTTAGCATCACTAAAATGGGTCCAAGTGGCGTCAATGTCGGCCGGTACAAACCCGCGCAGGCGAGTCATTGCAGTCCCCAAGCTGGTGGGTGCGTAAGTGACCAGATAGATGCCGAAGGCGTCGGTTTGGCGTCCCATGACGTAAGCCGTGCCCAGGTTGGCAGTAATTTTGCCGCGCCCCATGACGGCCACGCCGGTCTCCGTGGTGTTGCCCAAATTCACCAGGCCCAGGCCAGGCACGGTCAAAAGCGCCACTTCGCCAGTAAGGAAAGCGTATGGCGTGGACAAAATACCGTCCGTGCGTCCAAAACGAATCGGCACCATTTGCGATGAGGCCAGCAGGTGCGTGGCACTGCTGGGCGCGAGTGTGGAGCTGGAGGAAAACGCCGTGCTGATGAGCGTCAAGTCCGCAGCGCGAAATTGCGCCAACTCTATGGAATTGGAGCCATTGCCGGCCGGCGTGATGAGATTTCCGCTATATGTCAGACACATGGGGAAGTCTTGGAACGCACCTATGCCAAGCTGTGCTTGGGTTTTCTGCAACGTGCAGGCGCCGGACAGCAGGCCCGTGAACTGGCTGATGCCGTGAGTGCCGGTGGCTTCCGACGGCATGTAATAACGGTTGTTGGCCAGGTCCGGGACCATGGCAACACCGGACACACCTGAAACCAAGGCGGATGGTATGTAGGCCATAATCGAAGCGGTCATGGCGCAAGTCCCTGCAAGCTGCGGACCTGAGTGCGGATACGCTCCTCAATGCCGTGGGTGGAAATGCGGTGGACACCGAACTGGCTGGTGGCGCCGTACTGGTAGCCGATCGAGTATACGATCAGGTCGTCACCGACGACGATCAGTTCGTCCTTAACCGCAACAGGCGTGCCGGCCAGGACGCCGCGGCGATACATGCGGCCTTCGACGGGCAAGAATGGCGTGGCGAAATTTCCGCTGGCATACCAGCTCTCCGTAGATTCATCGCCGCACACGTAGATGCTATCTCCGACCGTAATCATTTCGGAAATGTTGTCGGGGCTGCTTTCCTTCGTCGCGAAGTTCAGCGGGTCTATCAGGGTCTCGCCCGGGTTGATCCAATAGAACTTCTGCGAGTTCGCCACGGCCACCAGGACATAGCCGGATACGGCCGCCACGGCGCCGGGCTGCTCAGTCGCGCCCATGCCTGAAACGGTCTGGAGGGTCTGGTTGCCGCCGCCGGTGAGCGTTGCAGCGCCCCAAGCCAGGTGCGTGCCGCTGAAAATGCTTGTCGTGATCGTGTTGCCAGAACTCAGGTCGGCTATAGCGGTCAGCACCAGGCTCGTTACGGCGGTGCTGATCGTCGGGCCTGTTGCGGCTACGTCCGGGTTCGCGCCCGGTACGGTCGTGCTGTAGTCGCTGCCGCTGACGCCGGAGAAGTTCAGCAGCATCGCCATTTCGGACAGCGAGCTTTGGTCGCCGGCGAGGCCGTTGCCGTCGGGGACAGCGGAGCCCAGCTTGGCGAGATAGGGAGCGCCGGACGCGCCGGTCGGCGGCGTCACGGGATTCACCGTCGCGCTCCAGCCGTAGTAGGTGCCGTTGATGTTGATTACCTGGCCGCCGGCCGCCCAGTCGGTGATGCTGCCGCCCGCCAGGGTCAGCGTTCCCATGGCGCGCGTGCTGTAATACTGGAGCGTGGCGCCGTCGGACACGAACATGAACTCGTAGCCAATGCCCTTCATCCAGGTCTGGTGGACAAACCCAGTGCCGGCGATGGTGCCCGTGACGGGCATGTTCTCGACCGCCGAGGAGCGCCACAGGCTCGGGCCCGATACCGTGAACAGGTCGCCGCCGAACAGGCCTACTTTCGAGAAGGTCGCGCGGATCAGGCCGCCGGCAAGCGACGAAAACGACACGGAGCCGGGGCGCGACAGCAGCGCGGTCTTTTCGCGCAGGTTCGCCGGCGCCGCCTCCATATAGCGGTTGACCAGTCGAATCTCGGCTTCTCCGGCATAGCGGCGTGCGTAAGCCTGCATACCAAGTGGGACGCTGACCATTACATCCACCAGTTTCCGCTGATGTACGACTGCGCGGAGCCCGGTATCTGCTCGCTTCCGTAGGTCGTTATTCCGGCCTGGCGGTAGCGCGCCTTGAGCTGCTTGAGGGTGGCGATTGCGGTGTTCTTCGTCTCTGCGGCTGTAACCTTGCCGTACCGCGGCGCAAGGCGCATCGCGAGCGCGCAGATGAAAAAGTCGTCAAAATCCTGTGGGAACGGGCACTGGTCGCCGGCGGCGAGTGGCAGCACAGCGATCCAGTTGCCTGTGTCAGCACGGTACAGCCACTGCCGCGGCGCGGTGGCCGGGCTGGCGAACGTGTAGGGGTAGGTGTTGGCCAGTTCGATCGTGCGGCCGTTGCCGTCGAGGGTCAGGATCGCGCCCACCAGGCCGCTGTCGCCGGCGCCGGAGCCTTGCAGGACCGCCATGCGGGTGCCGTCCAGCGGCGCCTCTGGGAAATACACGGTCAGGGTCGTGCCGCCCCACACGATGCGTTGGTTCTTGGGTGGGTACAGATAATAGGTGCCGGCCGACTGGGTGGCGGACAGCGGGTTTCCAGATTCTCCAAACCCGCTCAGCGGCAGCTGTGGATAGTTCGCTGCGACGGGGGCGGTGCGCTGCGGGTTAGGGGCGATCCAGTCTTTGAAATTCTCGCCCATTTCATAGCCGAAAATGCCGGTGATGAAATTGTTCAGCAGCACCAGCGCCTCGGCGGCTTCGGGGGTAGTCGGCGACGTGCTCACCGCAATCAGGTTGCCCTCACGGTATGCGTTTTGGATCAACACTGTTGCGGTGGTCATGGCGCATTACTCTTTCGGGAACAGGGCCAGCAGTGCGGGGGCGTCGTCGGATTCGGCGTCGAAGGCGAGTTCCTGTTCCGTCAGGGCAGCTTTTACGCCGCTCAGAAGCAGGTCATAGAGTGTCGCGGCGTCGGCCTGCGGGTCGAAGGAAATGCTGCCGGACTTCAAAGCGGCGATGATTGCCTTGCGCTTCATCGGCAGTGTGGCGGCCTTTTCGGATTCCTTGGCCAGGTTGTTCGGGTGAACGTCCAGGTAGCCATCGGGCACTTCGGCAGCGTCGTTGAACAGCGAACACTCGCCGGTCTCGGGATGCCATTTCAGGGCGGGGTAGTCGGGGCGCGGCGTGCTGTGGCTGAAAACGCCAGGCTTCGGAGCGATATTATTCATCGGCTAGTCTCCTGTAAAAAGTAAGGGCGGCGGCCGACAATCGACGCGCCGCCCATACTTGGTTGCACTTTGTGGTTGCTTACGAGCCGCAGATGCGCGTGCCCAGGAAGCCATCCATCACCGTTGCGCCGTAGATCATGTCCCAACGATGGACATGCGCGCCGCTGGTGATGTCCGAACCGCGCCAGTAACGGATCGCGATGCCGGTGTCCGGGTCGGTGGCGAAGCTCGCAACGCCCGTGAAGGGCATCTGGAGCCGCGCCGAGACCAGGCTGATAGCCCGCTTGTGGAAGGCCGAACGCACCTTGAGGATGGTGCTGGGGGCGCCCGCAAACTGGACGTAGGCGTTGGCGGCCGGAGCAGCGTTCACGGTGCCGAAGGCGCTATTGGCGTAGGCAGTGCCCGTCGCGTCATTGGTGCCCTGAACGATGATCGCGGGGGTGATGGTCACAGTGACAGCACCGGCGACACCTACGGCAGCATTCAGAACAGTGAACTGCTGGAGATAGGACTGCTGGAGCTGTTCGCGCCAATCCCAGGCGAACACATTCTGGATCGTGAACACGTCGCCGGCCACAATGGTCTGCGTGGCTGCGCCGGTCAGATTCAGGGTCTGCGTCATGCCGACCGTACCCGCGCTGCCCTTAACGTCGCGATAGTTGACGTTCTGAGCGGCGCCGCTGATCTGCAAGCCGGCCGTCGCGCCATCGCCCTGGGTACGAGTACCCGTGGTGAAGGACGGGACGCCCTGTGTGGCATACCAGTCGATTTCGCTGATGATCGGGATGCGAACCTTCTCCAGGGCAGAAGCATTCTTGCTCTGGATGTTGCTGGACGACAGCGAGCCGCGGATCAGTTCGCCATCGGTGAAGCCAACAACGGCCGAAATGTCCGCATTCGGAACGCCCTGCGCCATCAGGCGAGTGTGACCGCCCATCGCCTGGCTGGTGGAGGCAATGAATTTGGTCGGATCGGTGGCATTGGTGGAAGGAACGCCCACGGCGCCGCCGGCAACCCAGCTGGGGAACAGCAGGGTCTTGGAAGCGATGAACTTGTCCACGTCGTGCGCCAGCGTCGAAGCGGCGGACTTCATGGTCTCATTCTGCATAAGGGCGTTGTAATGCTGGACGTATTCCAGGTCGCCGACCGAAATGTGGACGTTCTTGTACTGGTCCACGGTCACCGGCGCGCTGCCGACCACAAGATCCTGCGGCTGCAAGGCAGCGCCGGAAGTGGCGACAAAGCGGGGCGGGCGTTTGACGCTGATGGACAAGCCATTTTCGTCAGTCACCTGGTCCTTGAACTGGCCGTCAACCAGGCGGCCGAAAACCAGCTGGTTCTTGAGCAACAGGAGCATGCTGTTCGCATACACCTGTGCGTCGAGGAATTGATTGCTCACGGTATTAAGTCCTTATTTCTGTGCGCTACTCGCCTGCCAGGACGCCTCAAAGGCGCTGAAATCCTGTGTGTTGCCGGAAGTGTCGCTTGCTGATCCCTGCCCGCGAGCCCGATCAATGGGTGCAGGCGCCTTGCTCACTTTGGCGGCCGGGTTCTTTGCAGCGTTCGCGTCGGCCTCGGCCTTAGCGGCGGCAATTTCCTCGACTGTCTTTGCGCCGGAGCCGGCGAGTTCAGCTTCTCTTTTGCCAAACCACGCGGCTTGACGGGCTACCGTCTTTGCCGCGATTTCTCTGGACAGCTTTACGTCGCTGGCCAATTCGTAGGCGATCGCCTGGCCTTGGTCGCTTTCCAGCAACATGGCGCCGAGGGCGTCGGACAGAGACCAACCCCCGGGGTTGCTGGTCTTGTCATAAAGGTTGCCCATAACCACTTCATCGAAGTCTTCAAACTGCTCAGCGCCTTTGTCCGCAAACTCGGCCTTGGCAGCATCGAAGTCATCGGCAGCTTTCTGCTGGGCAGCAGTCAGCCGAACTGTTTTCTCCTCCTCTTTCGCTTGCGCGATCGTGGCGAGAGTTTCGAAACGGGACAAAGCCCGTATGTAGCCTGCGTCCAGTTCCCCGAAAGGAAAGTCCTTGGGGTCGGGACCACCGGCGGCAACCTTTGTGTCAGGTTTCGCGTCACCTGTCAACGGCTTCGTGTCACCACGCTCTAGCGCAGCAATGCGTGTCTCCAGCGCCGCGGCACGGATCACTGCTCGGTCGCGCTCAGATTGCATGCGTTGGTAACGAGCGACACTTTTTTTCTCGCCATTTGGGCGGGTTGCGCCAGCCTTAGCATTGCTGGCATCTTTGATAGCCTTTGCCTTGTCGGATTCAGATAAAGGCTTGCCGGCCGCCTTTTCGGCGGCTTCCAATGCGGCTTCGGATTCTTCGTCGGTCAGGGCGACATTCGCAGGCTTTGCAGCGGCGGCGCCCTTGTCGGCGACTACCCTGGCGCCGGCCACTTCGTCTTCCTTGGCGGAAGTGTTCTTGCCGGCGACCGGATTCAGGTCTTCGGGGGCTTCCTTGGTGATGGTCTTGCCATCGTTGGTCGAGAAGCCGCTGAACTTGGCCATTTCTTCTTCGACCGTCGGAACGGTCTGCACTGCATCACCACGTGGCATGTTTTAGGCTCCTGTTAAGCGTGAGAACGGCTTATTTGCCGTCAGCTACGCGGATTGCTTCTAGTTCGCCGCGGTGTTCACGGTCGGCTGCACGGGACGCGGTATCGACTTGGCTCATTGCGGCCGCACCCGGCGCCAGCTCGGCGTCGGTCTTGAACTTCTCGGCGCGGGCGCTGTTCAGTTCGGTGTTCGACTGCAAATTCAGGTACTTGGCCATCGCCATGTGGAACTGGAGCTGCGCCTGCGCGCCCTGTGTCTGCTGCTGCTGGGCCTGGCGCGCGACCATATCCGGCGTCATGTCCTTGGGATCGACCATGCCGGGCGGCAGGGTCAGGCGGATGCGGCGCGCGAATTCTTCGTGCTGCGGCCAATCCATGCTCTCGGCGACCAAATCCATGGTGTATGCTGCCACGCTCGGCGCGGCGTTGATGAAGGTCATCATGGAATCGGCCGCTTCTATCCGCTTGGTGGCGGTGGACGGCGCGGTTTTGATCGTAACGGCATATTTGCCGATTGACAGGTCAACGCTGTCCGGGTTGCCGGTGTCGTTGATGACCTGCATGTCCACCGCGCCGTCGGGGCCGAGGATTTTCACGATGCGGGCGGTGTCGTAGCAGGTGCCGATCAGTTCGTTCATCGTCGCGCCGCACTCCTCTATCGAGGCGGTCAGATTGTCCTGGTAGATCACGGTGCCGGTGTCCGACACGCGCTGGCGGGCCACGATCGCGGCGCCGGAGACTTCGTTCGACGGCATGCCCAGATTCGCTTCGTGGATGTTCGAGACATCCTTCAAGTCCTGGGTGGTCATTTCACTCTGCGCCAGCAGGGCCTGCTCCATCTGAATGGGCGCGGGGCGCTCGGGCTTGTTGCCTGACTCCTGGTTCCAAATCAGCAGCGGATCGTCCGACAGGTGGCTGTTGCGCCACTCCGCTTCGTGGCCGGCGACGGCGGTATCCGACGCGATCCAATTGGCGCGCGGGCTCTGCATGATCTTTTCGGCGACGACTGAGCGCCAGAAATTGTGTAGGCGCTGCGGGTCTTTCATAAACCGCGTCAGGCCCCAGCGGTGCTTGAACTCGGCAATGTTCACTTCCCAGCCCGGGACGCGGAACACCGGCACGCGGCTGATGTCGAGAACATACGGGCCGGCCAGGATGTCGAGCCCGCTGCACAGGTACATTTCGGCGTATTTCTTGTCCACTTCACGCATGACGGGCGAGCCGTCGGGGCGCTGGACGACTTTCGGAAGGATGTCGGCCGGGGCCGCCTTGAGCTTGTCGGTGATGTCCTGGACCGTGCCGTCCGTGAGCATGGCCAAGGTGCGTTTCTTGGTCCGCATGCGCCAATAGCTGACGACACGCACGTCATCCACGGCCATCCAGCCATTCATGCGCAGATCGCCGCGCAGGTAGCTGTCCACAACGATGTCGGACGCGGTTGCCCACGGCCATTTCTTGTTGAAAGTCTGCTTTTTCATCGTGTCTACGACGAAAACGTGCCCGGAATCTCGGCCGGTGCCGTCGGCCATCATGCGGTCCCACACAACGGCCAGGGCGTCATTGATGGGCGTTACTTTCATCACCTGGTCGAACACTTCGTCGCTCGCGTAGTCCATTTCGAGCTGGAAATTTCCGATACCGCACATGACGGACTGTTCGAACGCCTTGTCGAACGCGCGGTCGCCGTGGCTGGTCTTGAGAATGTTGCGGATCAAGCCCTCGCGTATGCGTGCGATCGCTTGCGTTCCGCCGTTGTCCGGCAGGATCTTGACGGTGGTTTCGTTCATGCGCCGCGCGCCCACAACCTGGGCGATGAAGGCGGGAATGCGGTTGACGGTGAGGACGGGCTTGCGGGCGGCCATGCGGCGCTGACGCACCAAATCGTCCCACTGGTCGCCGACCACGAATTTCAGGTCTTCAACGGCGGCGTCACGATTCAGCCGGTCGTAGCTTATGTCGTCGTAGAAGTCCTTGCGCATCTGCGCGAGGAAGTCCTGCTCCGTATCGAAGTCGGACGGGATGACAAACTTAGGCTTGCGTGCCGGCCCTTCATGGTCCGTCTCGCTCGCGATCGCGGTGCTGCCTTTGCGCGGTGCCATTATTCGACGCCGGGCTTGTCTAAAAACAGCAGCAGAAACAGCGCGACTACGTAAACGCCGCCAAGTGTGGCAATGCCTGCAACAGCAAATGCGATGTCATAAATCCAAGACATAGAAGTCCCATCCACCCGGTATTGCCGAACACCGGCGGCGGACTATACGCAGGTGACGTGTCAGGATGCAACCCTTCCGGCACGCCAAACGTCGGTTGCGTGTCATCCTGCATCGAAATCGCGCCTGTGAAATACTCGTTGAAGGCAAAAGTTAGGGCTACGGCGTCGGCCAGGTCGGGGCTGCGGACGCGCCGTTTCTTCATTTCCTCTTTGCTCTCAAGCAGGAAGTCGTTGTTCAGCTTGGGCTTTAGGCGCGGAGCGGTGATGTCGGTCTGGAGCGCTTCCATGTCCGGTATGCAGGCGCCTTCATCGGACAGCAGCCAGTCGGCCATGCGCTGCCACATTTCCGCGCGGCGGTTCGCTGGCCCGGGCACCTTGGGCTTGGCCATTTTGGCTTCGCTGGTCCCGCCGAAGTTCACGCCGCGCACGATTTTTGCGTACTTCGGCCCCATCGCTTTGAGGCTGACCACGATGTCGGCGCCGATATTGCCTGCGTCTACATTCACCCTGGCGGGGTTCAGTGTGTCAATCAGGTCTTTGATCCACGCCGTGCCTTCCAGGTGGTTGATGCGGTTGCGGTATTTAACCCACTGGACGCAGCTGCCCCGGCGGGCGGCCACACTGAAACGATCACCGCCGTTGCTGGCCGGGTCTACACCCAGGACCAGCGGGCCGTAGCCTTCACGCTTGCGCTTCCGGGCCCGGACGACGGTCAGGGCGTTGATGAATGGTTCGTGGCCGGGCGGGGCAGTCCAGGCCTCGGACGGCGTGGCGGGGTACTCACGCTGGAACAGCTCCGGGCTGCGAAGCTCGATTAATTTGTTGTGACGCCAGTACATTTGGCGCATGCCGACCTTGAAGGTGTCCGCGTATTCCTGATCCGACATTTCCCCGTCGTCGGCTTCGGATGACAGGGTGTAGCCGGCGGGGAAGTCGCGGGAATATTCTGCCGAAAGCCACCATGGCAGGAAGATCGGAATGTAGTCTCCGCGGCCCGCCTCGGCGTCTAAAAACCGTTCGTAGAACTCGCCGCCCGCGCCCGCCGACGTGCTTTCAAGGATGACTTCTGTGTCGGGCTCAAGGGGAATGCCCTGGACAGATGCTGCAAAATGGTCCGGAGCGTTGGCCCAAAAGGCGACTTCGGAACCGTGGAAAAGTGAAGTCGCACGACTGCGACCGCCCGCCTTTGTGCCCGCCGTTGCGACCGCGTAGTCCGAATCGAGTTTGTCAAAGATCAGCTCCTTCGCGTTGGAAATGCCGACGTGCGGCGCAATGGGGTTAAGCCGCTGATAGCGGTCAACAATCTTGAACAGGTTGTCGGAGGCGGGCTGTTCATGCGCCAGGATGTAGACCGACACGCCGCTGCGTAGGCTACACCGATGATAGTAGCGCGCCGCTGTGTAGGTGCTGATGCCCTGCTGCCGACCTTTCAGGATCATGGCGCGCACCCAGCCAAACTCGGCCTTCTGCGCCTCCAGCAGCTTGTGAGTGTGAATCTGTGCAGCGTTCAGAACAAACGGGGCAAAGGTCTGTGCCTTGGTTCGCACCTGGAGACATTCCGGCGCAAAGGTCAGCAAATCATTACGCAGCCGGCGGAAATTGGCCAGCGCGGCGGCGTCATCGGCGGCCATTTAAAAGCCTCTCCGCATCAGCAGCGAGCGCTAGGAAAACCGCCGGGTTGGTGCAGTTGCTCTTGAGGCGGTTCGCCAGCAGCGAAATCACGCGGACGTTGCCACTGACATAGCCAAGGGCGGGATTTATGCGGTCTAGTGAGGGACTGGCCGGATCATTTTTTGCGGCGCCGTACACCAAAACTGTTCTTAGAACACAGCATGTTAGGGGCAGCGCTATGTCGGCCGCGCTTATGTCAGAAACCAGCCCGGCGCGGATTGCGCGGCGCTTTGCGTTTGCCAGCACATACGATAGCCAGCCCTCGGGCGTGGAGCGGCGCTTCGCGTAGGCCGCCATAACATATGCTACGCTCTTGGCAGGGTTTCGTTCGCGCCATTCGCGCTGCTTGGAATTTTTGTATTCGCGCGTCTTCCATACGGGTGTCAGGTCACTCATCGTCGTCTACCGCGTGGCTCTCGCCTATGATCGTCGCGCGCTCGGCTCGGTCGGCATCCTCAAGGCGCTTGATCATGTCCTCCATGCCGCCGCCGGCACCAGGATCTACAGCGACAGGGCGCGGGATGCCCTTACCCCAAAGTTTGATGAAGAATTCTCGCGCCGTTTCGTCGGATTTGTTGAAGGCGTCCACCAGCCGGGGCAGGCCGCCCATCTGCTCGAACGCAAGGTCGATCAGCTCGCGTCGGCGGCGCAGCGTCATGTGCTCCAGGAGCTCGCCCCCGGGCAGGGCCATTGGAAGGTTTGGTGTGCGCGACATGTCGTAATGCTATAGCGTCACGACACAGTAGCGTCAAGGTGACACTAAAACGTCGCTGCGTTCCACCCGTGATGATCGCAGATCATCTTGGCCCACTTCTGGAACCAGCGGCCGTGACCGTCGGTGTGCCCGGTAAGCTCCTGGCGCAGGTGGACCATTTCATGGGCCATCGTTGGCAGAAGCTCCTGGAATCCTTTGATGTAAAACGCGCTGACAGAAATGGCCTTCTCGCCATTCGTCCAGGCATGGAATTTGGCGTGGCACGTCCGGTCCAAGCTGACCGTGAAGGTCAGGTCGTCCGGGTGCGGCAGCTTCCATTTGCTGAACGGCGGCGACACGCGCAGCAGCTCATAACAGGATTCCAAGATGTCCGGGGTCAGGTGAAGTTTCACCGCTTTTTCGGCGGATGTAGCTTATCGGCCAGGGCGCCCATGGAGGTTTCCATGCCGGTGCGCTGCGATGACTGGCCGCGCTGTGTCGCGGCGCTGGCCGGGCCGGCGGCGATCTTGTGCAGCGGCGGCTTGGGATTGGGCTTAACGTCGCCCATTAGACCCGGGGTCTGACTCGAATTCGCGTTCTTGTTTGGCTTCGAATTCAGTGCAGGGGCAGCGGCGGGCGCGGCTTTCTCTGCGGGGGCTGGTGCCACGCCAGCGGCGGGAGGCTGGGATCCGGCAAGGGCGTTGGTGAGAGCGGACATGTCACAGGCCTGGCTTGGTTTCGGCGCCTGGCTTAACCGGCGCCTGGCTGGTCGGGAAACTGGCGCGGAACTCCTGATACGCGGCCTTTTCGTCGGCCTCCAGCTTGCGAAGCGCGGCGAGCGAGGGGCCTGAGCCCGCCCAGCGCACGATCGCCGGCCAGCAGAACAACGTGCCAAGCGCGACGGCGACGAGCAGGAAAACGAGGAAAAACATTGGAGCCTCCGGGGCGCGAATTTGAAATTCTCGGCGGCGAACCTACGCCGTGTCATACTGACGTGTCAAGGTGACTTGATCCGCTCCCACTCGACATGCAGAAACCCTGGAATATCCCGCTTGAGGGCGGCGATAGCTGCTGCGACGTGGGCACGACGAAACGGCGTTTCCGCCACCAGGGCCTTCACGATCGCTGTTTTCCCGTCCACCGACGACACGGCGACCGCGAATTCGAACGGGTTGCCATACTCGCCCGCCTCGGGCCCGACGCGCACAATGGCCGATAAAATCTCCACAAAAGCGCGCATTGTCAGGGCAGATTCGTTGCAGGCGCCGCTGCGGCCAGGATGCCAACGACTAGGCCATCCATGTCACTGAGCGGCAGGCCCAATTCGTCCTTGGCAATCAGGTTTGCCAAGTGGTCCCGCATTAGCGTGACGTTGGCCTTGTAGCCCTTCGTGGGCTTGCCGTCGGGATCTGTGCGCCCCGCGATCAGCGTTTCCAGCTGCTCTTTCAGTTCCGTTTCCCGGGCGTTCAGCATTGGATTTCTCCGAATAGCTCAGATGGGGACCGGGCGAGGCCGGCGCCATGGCAACCCCTGGCGTCCCAGGCACCCATCCGCCCGGCAGGTTTAGGCGCGTCGTGGTGACGTGTCAAGGCGCTGCGTTTCTCAGGTGTCCGGGCTTGGCGGACAACCCAGTTTCGTCGTTTCCCGGGCTGCTATCATATAATGTAGTAGCACCATTGGGATTTTGGGAATCGGCGCAAGAGCGCACCTTACGGCCATCCCAGTCCAATCCTATCGAACATACCCCCGGGTACGAAGGGAACCCCATTTACCTAGGAACCAGTCGACGAGGTTGCCACGTGCCACCACGAGGCCAGGGAAGCTCGGTGACGGCGTTGCGTCGTTGCTTGGTGGAATGGAATGGATTGAATCGAAACGCCGCGTACGGGGCTGCTAGGGGCTGTGTGGTGGCTGGCACCGGCGGGGCGGGCTTGGTGCTGCGTGGCTGGGTGACGCGGCAACAATGCTACTACGTTATGCAGTAGCGCTGAATAATTCTCGTTGCTGAGTGACCGAGTTTCCGCGTGGCCAGGCGGCGGTTCGGGTAATCCGGGAATGCTACTATAATTTTCCCAAAGTATAGTAGCAGGGGTCGCTGGCGCATTTTATGAGAGAAACAATGCTAATATAATATATAATAGTGTATATATATTAGCATAGCATTGTTTGTACCCTAAAGCGGACCAAAAGTTTTTGCTATCATACTTCAAAACTATGATAGCAGACCGAGAAACGTAGCAACGGCGGGACTAACTCGCACAATCCACTATGTTTCGCGTGGAAACCAAGCCACTAAGTGACGCAGCGTCAAATCCGCGCCCCTTACCGCGTCACCAAGCCAGCGCGAGATACCGTCCCAATAATGCAGCAACATAGTTGCGCGGCATAGCCGGCCGGCGTGCCCGATCGCTGCATGCTATCATATTGTGTAGAGCTGGGCGCGCGTTGCTACGATATAGTATTGCGCATTTGTAATGCTGAGACGCCATTATTCCGTGTCAAGGCGCTAGACTTTCGTGTTGCTACGGCATTATATAGTAGCAGAGAAACACGGAATGGAACGCCATGACAGAGATCAGCCACTACGAAGTCACCAACCGCCACACCGGCAAAGTCACCATTTACAAGTCGGGCGTGCGCGCCAGCCGCGCATGCGATCGCGCGGACAATGCTTACGGCGCGATCATTTGCACCCGCCGCGCGATCTGCACGCAAGCCGTGCAGGCTGGCCACTTCGTGGTGCAGGTATGAGCGCGCTTCGAATCACGAAAGCCGAACTGCTGGCTTTGAAGCCTTGTGACCCCGCCGCGCGGATAAAAATGTTCGGTCGTCGCAAAACGATGGACGTTAAGGCCGCACTTGAGGCAGGCGCGTCCATCCGCGACATACTATGGGTTGCGGTACGCTTAGGCCACAAAGACCTTTGCATCGCCTTTGCCCTGGCATGTGCTATTCGCGTTGAGCATCTAGACAAAACCGGCACGGCAGCGTCGTGCAACAAGGCCCTCACTGCTTACATCGCCGCGCCGACAGACTCTAACCGTGCGCTGTTGCGTGAAGCACGTAGCGCCGCCTACGCCGCCGCCGACGCCGCCGCCTATGCCGCCGCCGCCGCCGCCTATGCCGTCGCCGCCGACGCCGCCGACGCCGCCGACGCCTACGCCGCCGCCTACGCCGCCGACGCCGCCGCCGCCGCCGCCGCCGCCGCCGCCTACGCCGCGCGGAAACGTGAAATTGCGGAACAACACAAAATCCTGATCCGGGTGTTCGCATGAGCGCGCCTCTCAACCACAGCGCCGAGTCCGTGCGCCTCATTCTCCAGCAGCTCTATATCGCGCAGCTCGCGCGCAAGGCGGGTGCGAAGTGAACAACCGCGCAGAACGCCCCCACTATGGCCGTCTCACAGAGTCGGAAGGCCGCGCCTACCTGACCGCGCGTTGGCATGAGCAATGTCGCGAGTTTCCGCGCATGTCGGAAATTCCCTTGGCGCTTTATGTGCGCGTGAATCTGGCAGCGGCCATGCGGCCGATTTTCGACCCCAACGCCGCAACCCTAACCCCTTCCAAAACCGCATGCCCGGACGACTGGGCAATCCACGATCGCTTGAGCGATGAAATCACCAATTCAGGAGAATGCTAAATGACCATTCAAATTTATGTCGGCACTTACGCGAAGTACAACAACGGCAACCGCAAAGGCGCGTGGCTTGATCTTGAGAAGTTCGCCGACAAGGCGGATTTTCTCGCCGCGTGCGCTGAACTGCACAAAGACGAAGCCGATCCCGAATTTATGTTTCAGGATTTTGAGGGCTTCCCAAAGGCGATGTATTCTGAGAGCAGCGTGTCGGACGCCATATGGGAATGGCTGGAGCTGGGTGAAGACGACCGCGAGCTGCTGGCGGTTTATCAGGACAACGTCCGGGACGATGCCGACATTGACGAAGCCCGCGAAAAGTTCATGGGCAAGGGATACCGCGACGAGTCGGACTGGGCTGCTGAGTGGCTGAAGGAAACAGGCGGCCTTGAGGGTGTCCCGAAGCATCTTGAAAACTACATAGATTTCGAAGCCTACGCCAACGACGCACGCATGAGCGGCGATGTTTGCTTTGTGCGCCATGACGGCGAGCTGTGGGTTTTCTCCAACAACTAAGGGAGCCGCGCCATGACCATTTATCTAGTAACCGACGAAGAGTCGGGCGATTGCCTGGACCTGTTCGTGCGCGCCGACACGGTGCCGCAAGCCCTGGACGCCTGGCGCGAATATTATGCAATGAGCCCCGACGACAAATGGGTGCGCGTGTTCGCGGTACCGCCCAGCCTGGGCCCGCGCGGCGCTATTCACTGGGACGGCCTACCTAACCTGAATGGAGAATCATAACCATGCCTATGACAAACGGCGACCGCGCCCAGCGGGCCGAAGCCGCCCTTATAGCTTACGTGAATCACACGGGCGACTCCATAGGTGCCAATGAACTTGGAACGTGGATCGCTGACCTAATGGGCGACCTGCGCCACTTGTGCGCGGCCCTTGCGCAGGAATTCCCGGACGGTGGTGGCGCAGAAATGTTCACTATGGAAAGCGAAGAAGATTCGGAGGGATTTTTCGCGCCGACGGCCGCCTGGTACCTAGAGCGCGAGCCGCCATACGCCTGCATGGCGTCGGGACAGCACCGCGACACCGGGCGCGGCGTTTGTGCCGATTGCGGCGCAGTTATTTAGCCAATTTCACCAACGGAGAATCGACCATGACCAAGGAACAATTCATTGCACAAATCGCGCGGCTACTTCCCATCGTGTTTGAGGAAGACGAAAGCTGGACCGACGACCAAGCTGAAGACGGCATACTGACTTTGAACGCGCTGATTCAACATGCTGTTGACCTACAGGCGCAGCAGCCCAAGCCCCTCCGCGTCCTAGTGGAAGTGTATGGCGGCGTTGTCGAGGTGACGGAGTGCCCGGCTGGCGTTGAAGTCGAAATTTTAGACCATGACAATCTCGGGGACGGGCCATGAGCAAGGAATCAAAATCCAGCGCCGACCTGATGGCAAGTTATTGGGCGGCGTGTCGGCAGCGCGGCGAAAAGCCCAAGCTTTGCTTTGGCCTGGTCGCAATAAAAGGCGCACCGGAGACACTTGGCACCCTCATATGTTGGGGCGTGATGCGCGCCTATGTGGAGCAGCAACAGGATAACCGCGGGAACGTCCCGCACTATGAAATACAGGAGTTTAAAGCACCATGACACGCGCAACGATGGATAGCGCCGAGGCAATAGCGCGGGCGGTTGTGATCCTCAAGGGCCAGCTGGAGCAGCATGCCGCAGCTATCTCGGCCGATTACAACCTGGAAAACGGAGCAACGGAGCAGCTTATTTTCGGCGGGCTCGCGTTCCACTTTCACGTTCCCGCCTCGCTGGATAACGACAACCGCGCGGCCTATTGGCGGTGCCGCTTCCGGTTTTACAAACACGGACGCGACGAGCCCGAACAGGACACGGACTCGGAGCTGCCGCCCGATGCTCCCGGCACTGAGATAATTCGCGGCCTGCCTGCCGTAGCAACGGCGCTGCTGGACTATGCCCGCGTGGTGCATGGAAACGTGGCGCTTAACGGCCTTTCGACTGGGACACTGCGCGAAAGCCTGCGCAGCCTGCGCCCGACGCTATCACGCCGCAAAGGCAACGCGACCTGGCGGCTTCTTTACAACACGTTCGAAACCTTCACCGACGGTAAGGGGCCGCCTGGCTGGCTGGCCCGCGTCGATCTGCTGCGCGAGCCGAATCCGCCCAACGACTAATCGACCAGGACGGAACTTGAAACCCTGACAACCACATGGAGACGTAAAAATGCAAAACAACACAGAATATAGTTTACTGCGGAAGGCGAAAGTCCGCACACTGCCGATCGCTCTTGCGCATTGCCTGGTGCTGACGAAAACGGGCGATCCACTTATGGCGAGCCTGAATCGCATTTTCACAGCACTGCCGTCCGGTTTGAAGCTGGCCTGCCTGCACGAAATGGCCGAGTGCCGGGCCGCAAAAAGGGGCGAGCGCCTAGCGCAGGTGACACGAAACCATTGACAGGTGACGTGTCAGGGCGATAGGTAGGGGCCACATTCCCCGCAAACTGAGAGTTAAATGCTCCCTCCCGCTGCATTAGCTGACCTTGCCCGCAGCGGGATTTCACAGGCGGATGCTGACGCGGCAGGGATATTTTACACGGCGGACGCGAGCGAGATTTACCCTGATTTCGACGCCGAGCCGGCGCTGGTAATCCCGTACTGGCAGGCGAGCGGCGAGATCGCGACCTACTTCCTGGACGGGGAAACGAAGCCATTCTGCCGCGTGCGATACCTGAATCCGAAGCGCAAGGGCGGTACGTTCACCGCGTCGAAAGAGCAGCGCTACGGCCAGCCCAAGGCGTCCGGTAGCCATGCCTATTTCCCGCCCGGCCCGGACTGGCCGCGCATCCTGGCCGACGTGCAGGAGCCCATCCTGGTGACAGAAGGTGAGAAGAAGGCGCTGGCGGGCGCGGCGGCTGGGTTCCCTGTTATCGCGCTGGGCGGCGTGTGGAACTACTCGACCGGCCATGGGGGCGAGACCCTGATGCCCGAGCTGGCCGAGGCGCGGTGGCCAAACCGGGACACTTTCATTGTGTTTGACAGCGATGCGGCGACGAACTCCGGCATCCTTACCGCCGAGGCGCGGCTGAGTGACATGCTGATGCGCGAGCGCGGCGCGCGGGTCTACATCGTGCGCCTGCCTCCCGGCGCTGACGGCTCCAAGATGGGCCTGGACGACTTCCTGCTGGCATATGGCCCGGACGGGCTGCGCGCGCTCCTGGAGGCTTCTGTGCCCTTGGGTGGCCTGGACGCCAAGGTCATCAGCCTTAACGCCCAAGTGGCGTGGATCGACAGTGACGGCATGATTTGGGACCGCAAGCACCGCGAGTTCATGCGTAAGGACAATTTTGTCGTTGGAAGCCGATTCAGCACGCTCAAGCATCAAACGGTCGGCGGATCGCAGCGCGCCAAATCCAAGGAAATATCGGTAGCGCAAACCTGGCTGACGCACCCGCACGCGGCGAGATACGCCCGCATGCTGTTCCGGCCCGGCATGGCCGACGTGGTGCCCGACAATAAGGGCTTGCCGTGCCTTAACAGCTGGGTTGACTTCGCTTTTGAGCGCGGCGTGACGGCGGACGATCTGCGCGTGGCGAGTTTCCTCAAGCTGAGTCGGTTCATGTTCCAGAACATGGAGGAGGCCGACCGCGATTTGCCGCTTAAAATGATGGCGTACAAGGCGCAGAACCCCATGTCGAAGCTGGGCCTGTGCCTGGTGTTGATAGGCGACCAGGGCAGCGGCAAGACCCTGTGGGGCGAGACCATGTGTCAGGTGTTCGCGCCCTACAGCAAGAGCCTGCAAAGCAAATCCTTCGGCGCGGAGTTCCAGGGCTGGATGGAGAAAACGCTGTTCGCGCTGGTCAACGAAGCGTCCCCGGAGCATCTACAAACCTATGGCGACCAACTCAAGAGCTTAATCACCGACACCGACCGCGACATGAACGAGAAATATATGGTCGCAAAGGAAGTGCAGAGCTACACGGTCTACATGCTGACGGCCAACAAGCGCGCGGTTGGCAGCTTCTCCTATGACGATCGCCGCATGGTCGTGATCGACTGCCCCAAGCCCGACTTTGGCGACGAAATGCAGGCGCTATATCGCTACTTGGGCAAAGAGAGCATGGAGTGGAGCGATGCCGGCGGCCCGAAGGCGCTGCTGGGCTACCTGATCGAGTATGACCTGAAAGGCTGGCGTCCGCCGCCAAAGGCCCCTGCATCGCGCGAGAAGTACATGGCCTATATAGAGGGCCTTACGTCGGTGCAGCAGCTCGCCCGCGACATGATTACGAGCGATGAAAACTCCGTGGAGAAGTGGCTGCGAGCCAATGAAACATGGTGTCAAACGGTCCTCCGCGGAAACAACGCCCAGCAGATAAACGCGGCGACAGGGAGCCTGGAGGCGATGAAGCATTGGCAGATTCGCCCGTGGTATGAGCCGCGCGAGCTGGCGCTTATGTTCCCGCACGTGATGGAGACCCTGCTGGGCAGCAAGCTCGACAAGGGCGCGCCTATTGGGCGCATCAGCCGCGAACTGCGCGACAATGGCATTCCCTATTTGCGGCCGAAGGATAATCCCGAGGGCTTCATGTGGCAGGGAGTTCGCCGCATGTACCTGGTCATCACAGATTTTGATGAGTGGAAAGAGCCGCTATCACAGAACGACTTCGAACGGCTGATGAAGCAGTGGCCCGAGTTCGGAAAGCGGGCGCCGCGGTGAACATCGTCCTCGCGTTCCTGAGCTATGCGGCGCGCACGATCGGCTGGGACGCCGCGTGGCAGCGCGATTGCAGCAGCATGACCGTGACAGACCACCATGGCCGCACGTGGCACGTGGCAGTGAGAGAGACCAGCAAGTGAAGAAAATGACCAAAACCGAGGCGTTTGCGCTCCTCGACATCACCGACCAGGCCCTGTTCATCGGGATTGAGCGCGGCGAAAGCCTGTACGAGACGGTATCCCGCCACTTCAAAAGGGCGGCCAGGGCGTCCCATCCTGACACTGGCGGGACGCAGGGCGACATGGATTTGTTGCTACAGGCAAAGAAAATAGCGCTTTGTGAGGACGAAACGCGAAATAGTGCTTGCGTGCTGTGTCTAGGTGCCGGTAGTGTGCGTTTAAAGCTTGGAACCGTGCCCTGCGTGGCATGCAAAGGAACTGGAGATAAGTATGGTCACTCGCAATAAGCCCGCCCCGCCGCAAGTCCTCACCTATGCCGAAGCTGCGGCGCTTCCTCCCGCCGCCACCCTGGCCGAAGTCGCCAGCAGCGCGAACCCACTTGAAGTCGGCGGCCCGCTGCCGAAGTCCGTTGGCCGCTGCGCCGACCTTTACAGCGAAGTGCGCGGCCTCCGTCTCCAGATGGACAAGGAAGTGGACGCCGTTAAGGCGCGCGAGGCCGAAATTCGCGAGCATATCATCAACAACCTGAGCAAGTCTGATGACAGCGGCGCCGCTGGTCTCAAGTACCGCGCCCAAATCGTGATGAAGGACGTTCCCCGCGTCACCGACTGGACGAAGCTGTGGGCCTTCATCGCCAAGAACAACCGCTTCGACCTGCTGCAAAAACGGCTGGGCGAGAAGGCGTGCAGCGACATGATGGAGGCGGGCGAGACCCCGCCCGGCACAGAGCTGATGCACATTCCCGAAGTTTCGATAACCAAAATCTAGGAGGCACCCGTGGACAAATTCCTTGCTGCAATAGGTATTGCCTTCCTGATGGCGCTTCTTATCTGCGTTATGGCGCCGCTCGCGGCGCTGGGCGGCGCGCTTACGGGCTACATCGTCCAGTGGCTTATGCCCACCACAACCCTCGAAATTCTCGCCCTGTTCGGGCTGACGCTTCCACTTTGGAAGATCGGCGCGGCGCTGGGTTTCGTCGGGGCGTTCTTTCGCTCCTCCAACACTAACCAGAAGGCGTAACCCAATGGGCCAGGAAATCGTAGACGTTAAAAAGATGCTGGCAGAGCGCGCCGCCAAGGCCGCGGCTGCTGTGCCCGTCACGGGCGGCACGTTCCTCTCCACGCGCGGCGGCACGCTGGCATTCGGCGACGAAGCCATGCCCGGCAACCAGGCCGCTGTGGTGATCCTTGGCGCGGTGATGGAGAACACATTCTACGCCGAGAAGTTCAACCCCGACGAAACGAAGGCACCTATCTGCTACGCCTTCGGTCAGGGCCTGGACGCGGTGGACATGGCCCCGCACGAAAGCATGCAGGTGGACCTGAATTATTTCCAGCCGCAGGCCGAGGAGTGCAAGGTGTGCCCGCATTCGCAGTGGGGCAGCGCCGACACCGGGCGCGGCAAGGCGTGCCAGAACCGCGTGCGGCTCGCGCTGATCCCGGCGGGCTTCTATGCGGCTAAGCGCGGCTCGCGCGACTTCGACCTGGAGCTGTTTGACGATCCGAAGCACTTCCAGACCGCGGAAATAGTCCATATAAAGCTGCCCGTCATGTCGGTGGACAATTACTACAAGTTCCAGTCGCAGGTATCGGCCGCGCTGCGCTTGCCGCCCGAGGGCGTGGTGGCCCGGCTGTTTATCGAGCCGGACCACAAGAGCCAGTACAAGGTGCATTTCGAAGTGATCGAGCAGCTGCCCGACGAACTGGCGGCGATCACGATGCTGCGCGCCGACGAAGCGATGCAGGCGAAGATTCAGGGCTATCGCCCGCCGGAGGAGAAGCCGCCCGGCCACACAGATAACCCGCGTGGCAGCTTGCGCGGCATCAGAACAGCCCGACCGGGCTAACAGTAACGCTATCCAAGCCATGCCCGGGTTCCCACACAACCGGAAGTGGCGGACGGTAGCGGACGGAAGCGCCAGTAGGCCGTGGGCCTGATACCGCACCTTTTGCATGGGACAGGCTGGCGCTTCCGTCTCGAATTTATCACCAGGAGTTTGTCATGTTGAAGCCCGCCCCCTCACTGAACCGCAATTGCGACTACTTCACCAAGGCGGGCGCGGAAGCCCTTGCCGGCACCATTCGCAAGTATTGGGGCTCGCGCGGCAAGATAGTGCGCGTGTGGGTTGATCCCATCCTGATCCAGGCCAGCGAAGGCGACAAAGAGCGGTTTTACTACGCTGTGAAAAGCGACATCCGCCTGTGGAGTGTGAAATGAGCAAGACCAAACACACGCGAGCCAGCAAGGACGCACGCAAGGAACGCCTCGCCGAGGAAGCCGCTGTGGCCGCCGCCAAGCTCCAGGGCGAGCATGTGAAGGTGTTCCTCGAATACCATTGCGACAGTGCCTGGGCTAAAGCCAAGGTCACGGCTGGCACCGTGCGCTATACCGCCGAGGGCTACAGCTATCTGCTGGGCCTGGTGGAGCGCCGCAAAGAGGACAAGGCGCGCGCCGACGCGCTGGCCGAGGAAGTGGAATCGGAGAAGCCCGTTGCGCAATAGCTGGAGGGATAACTTCGGCCGGCTCACCGCCGAGGTTGCGGCATCACCGCTGCCCACCCGCCAGCTCAAACGCATGGCTGGCCGCGCCGTGGCGCGCGAGCTGTTGAAGCACCAGAAAGTGCAAGCCCGAAAGGACGCACGCCGTGCCAAGAACCAAGACTGAGCTGTGCAAGACGATCCCGCTGCGGCTCCAGCCCGACCTTTACGCCAAACTGGAGGCCGAGCGCGCGGAGCGGAGCAGCACCGCTCCCGCAATGGCCAGCTGGAATACATTGTTGAGACTTACTTTAAGCAGCGCGACAAAGCGGCATAAGGAGAGCGTTACGTGTGGATTCTGAAATTGATCTACGGATGCGCCGCCGCCTATCACGCGGCATGGAGCTCCAATATGGAAGCCCCGGCACGGCGCGAAGCTATCTGGAAGGCCGTGCAGCGCGACCTTTCCAATTCTCAACTTCCTTAAGGAGCCGGGTCATGGAATTAGATTGTATCGAAAACGCGGCAATATGCCCTTGGTGTCAAGCGCCATTCCCTAGCAGCGAACCGCGCCCGTCCTGCAACGAGTGTGAGCAATGTTTCTGTTCCGGGGATTGCAGGAGTGATTTTCACGTCGGTAAGACGCCGGCCCATTATTATTATAAGCCGCTAACAGACATTTGAGGGGCGCGTAATGCCAGTTTGGGGCACCCGCGCCGAGCGCGAAACGAAGCGTCGCATCTTCCTGTGCATGTGTGCGCTCGCCTACGAGAAAATGAACGCGAGCCTGACCGACGATCACAATTTCGACGCGGAGTGCCTGCTGGTGGACCTGACGCTCGACACCGGCAGCACCTACTGGGACACGTGGTGGCGCACGCACTTTGTGCCCTGCACCGGCATGTGGATTCACCAGCACCCGAACCTAGACGGCCTGGAGGCTCTGGTGACGGAATTTTTGGAAGGCAAAGGGAGATTTGCAGATGCCTAAGCACTGGGAACACAAGGTCATAGATACTTACTGGGACTGCGATGAAAGCGAGCTGTTAAAGCTAGCACCGCAGGGCTGGGAATTGGTGGCTGCAATCAACCCTTCAAATCTGCCGCCGGCCGTTGTGGTGCTGTTTCTTAAAAGGCCAAAAGCCTAGTGAAAGCCCCCGCCTGCATAACCGTGGACTTCGAAACCTGGCCCATTGGCCAGCGGCCGAAGCACTACCCGCCCAAGCCGGTAGGCGTGGCGACGAAGTGGCCCGGCCAGCAGAGCAACTATCTGAGCTGGGGCAGTATGGGCGGTAATAACAATGCCGACGAAATTGACGGAAACCGCGAATTACAGCGGGTGTGGGATAGCGGCCTGCCCATCTTGTGCCACCACAGCAAATTCGACGTGGCAGTGGCGACGGAGGCCATGAGCTTCCCGATGCTGCCATGGGAGCGCATCCACGACACGATGTTTCTAGCCTACCTGTGCGATCCCCACAGCCGCAGCATCGGCCTGAAAGAACTGGCCGCCGACCTGCTGAGCTGGCCCGCCGACGAACAGGACCGCGTGGCGGACTGGATCATGGCGAACAAGGTCATGCTGCACGCCCAGTACGGCGCCAAGTATGGCCTCAAGCGCCCGACGCCGAAGAAAACCGGCGCCTATATCGGCTTCGCGCCCGGCGACATCGTAGATCCCTATGCGCGGGGAGACGTGGACCGCACCGAAGCGCTGTTCGAACACCTTTGGCCCCTGGTACAGGAAAACGGCATGGGCGCGGCCTACACACGCGAGCGGCGACTGATGCCCATTCTGCTCAAGAACGAGCGTGAGGGCATGCGGACAGACCTGGAGGGGCTAGCGCGCGATTGTGCAACCTTCGGCGCCGCCATGGAGAAGTCCGAGACCTGGCTGCGAAAAGAACTGAAAGCCAGTGGGCTCAATTTCGACGCCGATCAGGACGTGGCGAGCGTGCTGGAGGCGCGCGGGCTGGTGACGGAGTGGAGCAGGACCGCCGGCACGAAGGCGCATCCGGAAGGCCAGCTATCCGTCAGCAAGGACACGCTGCGCCCCGAGCATTTCACGGACCCGCGGATCGCCAGCGCCTTGGGCTACCGCAACCGTCTAAAGACCTGCCTTGGCATGTTCATGGAGCCGTGGCGCGATCAGGCGCAGCAGTATGGCGGCTACATCACCACGAACTGGAACCAGACCACCGGCGCCGGCGGCGGCACGCGCACCGGGCGGCCGTCCACGAACAAGCACAATTTTCTGAACATCAGCAAGGATTTCGAGAGCAAGCGCGACGACGGCTATGTCCATCCGCTGTTCCTCGACGTGCCGAATCTGCCGCTGTGCCGCAAATATATCCTGCCCGACGAAGGCGAAGTGTTCCTGCATCGCGACTTTAGCGGCCAGGAAATGCGGGTGTTCGCGCACCTGGAGAACGGCGCTCTGTTTGATGCCTTCAACGCAAACCCGGCGCTCGACCCGCACGAAATGATCGGCGAGGAGTTGATGCGCGTGGCCGGGCGCGAGATCGACCGTACGCGTGTTAAGACCCTGAATTTCCAGTCGCTGTACGGCGGCGGCATTCCCGCACTACAGCTGAAACTGCGGTGTAGCTACGCGGAGGCGAAGGAACTCAAGGCGTTCCACGATCGGGCGCTGCCGGGCCGGAAGATCGTCACCGAGGAAATCAAGCTGCTGGTCGCGCAGGGCCTGCCCATCCGCACATGGGGCGGGCGCCTCTATTTCGTGGAGCCGCCGCGGTACGACGACAAGCGCGGCCGGCACATGACCTACGACTACAAGCTCATAAATTACTGGGTCCAGGGCAGTGCCGCCGACCTGACCAAACAGTCGATAATCGACTGGGACGAAGCCAAGGACAGCGGCAGCGGAAGGTTCCTAATTTCCGTCTATGACGAAATCGACATCACCGCGCCGGCGGAAACGTGTCAGCGCGCTATGAAACTGTTGCGTGACGTGATGGAAGCGCCTAGATTGACCGTACCTATGCTGTCAGATGGCAAGCAAGGCCCAAATTGGGGAAGTCTCACCAAATGCGATTGACCTACGCCACGACCCTTGGCCTGTGGAAATTTAACGGCATGTGGCGCCGCAGGCCGCGCCTTTGGCTGAGCATAAGTCTTTGGGGGCTACTGCGGCTTCTAGCCAGCACAGCTGTTTTCGGAGGTTGAAGTGAGCAACGGTGTAAAAGCATGGAGCTACAGCGCCTGGGCGAACTACGCGCTGTGCCCGCTCCAGTTCAAGCTGCGGAAGATCGACAAGCTGCCCGAGCCGCAGGCCCCGGCGCTCGATCGCGGCAACAGGATACACAAAGGCGTTGCCGACTACATCAGCACGAAGGAAGACGTGCTGCCGGCCGACGCCATGGTGCACCCGAATATGCTGGATCTGATCCAGCAGCTGCGGGCTATTCCGGCCGAGAGCAAGCAGGTGGAACAGCAGTGGGGCTACACAGGCGATTTCTCGCCCACCAAGTGGTTCGGCGGCGACACATGGTTCCGCAGCGTCCTGGATGCCGGCGTGATGTACGACGACATGACCTATGAGGACGTGGACTGGAAGACGGGCAAGCGCTACGCGCAGAGCAACGACGACCAGATGGAGACGCAGGCGCTGAGCGTCATGTGCCGTTTTAAGCCAGTGAAACACGTCACTACGCGGCTTGCCTACTTAGACGCCGGTGGCGCAGTGGGCTCCAGCACCGGCTTCGAATTTGGCGAGTTTCCTGCAACGCACCGCGAGAAGCTGGCGGATAAGTGGCGTAAAAAGGTGGAACCGATGTTCACTGACACGACTTTCGCGCCACGTCCCAACGACAAGTGCAAATGGTGTCATTTTAGCCGCAGTAACACAGGAAAGTGTGCTTTTGGGTGACTTGCGCACAAGATAGCGCGCGCTGGTTAAGTATTTAACTAAAAAAGGCTGTTGCAGTGCAACTATATTCTATAAAAGCCATTTCATGCACAGGCGCCTATTTTGGCGCCAGTGATATTGGAGTGGCAAATAATGGCGAAGAAAAAGAAAAGCACTGCGCCGCGCACCAAGCGCGCGGCGCCGCGCAGCAAGGGCGAAGTGGTAGAGCCACACTATGCTATGCGTCTTGCAGGGATTGTTGGCATCACGCGGGCGGCCCGCATGATCGGGGTAAGCACGTCGTTGCTGAACAAGGCGCGCGAAAACAGTCTAGTTTCCAAGGTTGTAGAAATCGCCTGCAAGGGCGTATTGGCGAGCTTGACCAATCAGGCGCCGTCAGAAGACGTGGCGCTTCGCGCTGTTGCGAAAAAGAACTTGAATACAACTGCACAGCGCGAAGAACGTGCAGCTCGCAGATCCGAGAAAGAAGCGCGCAGGCCCGCCAAGACCCCGCCGCCGGCCCCGGTACGGGCAGCGCACCCTGGCGACCTGCCGCCAGCCGCAGCGCACGCGGTAGACCTGCCTCCAGACAAGCTCGCGGCCTTGGAAGCCTTTGTTCAGGCGCTGGGCGGGCAAATAGTCACGCACTAGCCTTATGGCATGGAATGGTGTCATGGTAACACATGACACCAGAGGCGCGAGTACGAGACCCGGCAGTTCGCTACGCGAAGTCGCTGGGCGTCGGGCATCAGCGAATGTCGTTCCGGCCAGGCGTCAAGCAGGCGTTCCCGGACGACATGTTCCTGATACCCGGCGGGCGTCCGCTGTTTTGGGAGTTCAAACGCCCCGGCATGCGCCCCACACCGCTACAGCAGTACCGCCTAGATCAGCTGGAGGCGGCTGGCTATGACGTGGGCTGGTCGGACAATACAGACACGTGCTGTCGCGCCCTCCTGGAAAGAGTGGATTCCAGAGCCGTACATGCAGCGGGCCGTCAAGCACCTGGTGGACCGCAGCTCAGCCGGCCTCGCGCTCGACCCGGGCCTCCGTAAAACCTCGATCACCCTTGCAGCCTACTGCGAGCGCCAGGAGCTAGCGGGTCAGCGCGCGATCCAGATGCTGGTCATCGCGCCGCTGCGCGTGTGCCGCAAGGTGTGGCGCCAAGAGGGCAAGAAATGGGCGCAGTTCCGCCACCTGAAATTCACGCTGCTGCACGGCGCGAAGAAGGACGATCTGCTGAAAGAGGCGTCCGACATTTACCTGATAAACCCGGAAGGCATTGAGTGGCTGTGCAAGCGATTCTTTGGCCGACCGCTCCCCTTCGAAATTGTCACCATTGACGAACTTACCCGGTTCAAGAACAGCCAGGCCGACCGCTGCAAGGCGCTGCGGCCCCGGCTCGCGCACGTCCCGACCGTGTGGGGCCTGACCGGATCGCTGATGCCAAACGGCCATATGGGGCTGTTCGGCATGCAGCTTATGCTCGATCAGGGCGCGGCGCTGGGCAAGTACATCACCCACTATCGCGACATGTATTTCCAGCTTGGCTTCAACGGCTTCGACTATGATCTGATGCCCGGCGCCGAGAAGCGCATCACTGAAAAGCTCGCGCCGTATTGGCTCCAGATGACGGCGGAAGACTACATAACGCTGCCAGATCTGGTGGAGGACATCCGGCCGCTGGATCTGACGCCGCCAGCGCGCAAGCTCTACGACAAGATGAAAAAGGACATGATCGCCATGCTTCCGCAGGGCGTCATCACAGCGGCCAACACGGCGGCCTGCTACAGCAAGCTCTCGCAAATGGCGAACGGCGCCGTCTACATCGGCGATCACAAGGAAACTGTGTCGCATATCCACGACGTGAAGCTGGACGACCTGGAGGATCTTATCGAGGAGCTGGACGGTCAGCCGCTGCTGGTCGCCTACGAGTTCAACCACGACTTCGACCGGCTGCGCGAGCGCTTCGGCGTGGTGGACAAAGAGACTGGGAAAAAGGTGCTGCCATACCTCGGCAAGGGCACGACGGTTAAGCAGGAGGATGCCTGGATCGACGCCTGGAATCGCAATGAGCTGCCGGTGATGTTCTGCCACCCGGCGAGCGCGGGCCACGGCCTGAACCTCCAGGAGGGAAACGCGGGCCATGTGTACTGGTTCGGGATCACATGGGATTTTGAGCTGTGGGACCAGTTCATTCGCCGCCTGCGCCGCAGCGGAAACGACGCACAGCGCATCATAAACCATATACCACAGGTCCGCGGCACGATTGATGAATTGAAATACGCAGCGCTAGGTGATAAAGACACGTCACAGGGACGCCTTTTGAAGGCGCTGAACACCGTAATACGGCAGGATGCCGAGACCTTGGCCGCTCAGGGAGACGCGGTTGACTACAGAAGGACTGACCCAATGGTTACGAAACTTACCCGCCCGGCGGTTGCCGGTACTACCGAAGCCCCGATCCAGGGCGAAGTGCTGCGCCCCGCCGTCAAAGGTTGGGGCAAGCCCAAGGATACCACCCAGACTGACGTGGAAGACGTAGCGCCGACCGACCAGCGCGAGCGCATCCAGGAGCAGCTGACCGGCGCCGCTGAAAACAAGACCACCGAGGCACGCAGCCACTTTGGCAAGGCCACGCAGGACCGCGCTGCCGGAATCTCTGCCGGTCAGGAAGCCGCCGAGCCGACCAAGGAAACCAGCAATGGCGTCCGCACCGACCAGCCAGAGCCTGCGACCAAGGCTACCCGGACACGCCGTTCCGCGCAGGGCGTCAATGCCGAGCCGGCCGGGTACGAAGCTAGTCCGACCGTCAACCTGAACGTGCCGGACACCAGCGCCGCGCAGCTGGTCAATGCCCGCGTTGCCGTCCTGGCCATCGCCTTCAACGATCCCAGCACAAGCCTGGAAGACGGCCTGGACATCGCCAACGACCTGTGGAACTGGGCGCAGAGCGCCTAATTAGCGTCACCTTGACACTTTGAAGCCCCGGAGCCTATGTTCCGGGGCTTTTTTGTATCTAGGAGACACGTTTTGCCGCTCGTCCTTATCCCCGGCTGGAAAAGTTTCTGGAAATGGTCGTCCATGCGCTTCCTCGCGCTGGGTGGCACGGTGCAGGTCGCGCTCTTGGCTTTCCCGCAGGCGCTCCAGCAGTACCTGCCGCCCGCCGTGCTCAGCTGGAGCAGCACGTTCGTCCTGGCCTGCATGATGCTTGGCGCAGCCGGTCGCGTGACGACCACCAACCCCCAGCCGGCGGAGAAACCCGATGTTTAAGGCATTATTCAGCGCCGCTACGGGCGCGCTGGGCGGCATCCAGACTTACCTGATCGTCGGCGCCGTGGCCCTGGTGGCAGGAAGCGCGGCCGGCGCCTATGCGGGATACCGCTGGGAACACGGCGAAGTGCTCAAGCTCCAGCTGGCCGACGCGAAGTTCGCGGCCACTGCCGTCAAGGCGGCGCAACTCGTAGATGGTCTACAGTATCGGGTGGACCTGAAAGCGGCGACCACCGAAGCTTACGCGCAGGGAGCCCTCCAGGCGCGCACCGTCACCCTGACAAAGGAGATAGTTCGCTATGTCACGCCGAAACAAGATGCTTCTGTGTGCGGCCTCACTGTCGGCCTTGCTCGCGTCCTGCGCGCCGCCGCAGCTGGTGCCGACCCTGCAACCCTCGCACTTGCCCCCGGACAATCTGATGACGACTGTTCGGACGTTACCCCTTCCCAGGTGGCCGGTTGGTTCACGGCCTACGCCGGCATCGCCCAGCAAAACGCAGAGCAATTAACAGCCCTACAGGTGTGGATCGCTGAGAACCACGCCGCCCAGGTGACGCCATGACCGCCTATGTTGTGACGTTCCTGCTGTTCATCGCCAAGGGCGACCCGATCGCCGTCACCAAGGCGTTACCCGATCGCCTGACCTGCGAACAGATGATGGGCACCCTGGCGGACAAGGCGCAGGCGGACGTAGCGATCGTGGGCTGGGTGTTCGTGGGCGATCCCTGCCGGCCGATCAAAGAGGCCAACAAGATCTAGATCCAAACTGCCAACAGGACCGGCACGCTCAGCAGCAGAATCACGACCGCGCCCACCCGATTATATCCGTTCATCAGCAGCTCGTAGAGCATTCCGAGCATGCAGGCCGTCGCGATTATCTTGAGTAGCATTGGCTTTTCCGGTTACATTGTAACCACCGGCCCTGGTTACAGGGCAGCTAAGCCCTTGAAAATATGGTGCCGTAGGTGAGAATCGAACTCACGACCTATCCCTTACCAAGATACCGAGCCCCTAGGTAATGCTGAGTAAATTGAGGGTCAAAGCGGGCGTTTTAACCCTTTGTAACCCCATTTGGTTACACGTGAACGCACCCGAGCTAGGGCACCGAGCCGAGCTGTAACGCACCGGCCGCGCGCCGCAGATAGTCCGGGGTCTTCTTCGCATAGACCTTCTCCACCATGGTCTCAGAGTCGCCCAGCATGCGCGCTATCTCGGACAGCGGCACACCCGCCATGGCCATCCACGTGGCGCCGGAGTGACGCAGAATATGCGGCGTCACGTCCGCCAGCTGGGCCCGGACGCAGGCGGCCTCGAATCCCCGTTTGATCGACACTAGGCGCTGGCCCCGGAACTCCACGATATAGGGCGAGCACGCCAGCTGCTTGGCGGCCTGGAGAAGGCTGAACACTTCGTCGTTCAGGGGCACTACAGCGCGCTGCTTGTTGCCGTGCCCGTCTCCGTAGTCGATCGTGCGGCTGTACCAGTCAACCTGGTCCCAGCGGGCGTCCAGGATCGCGCCGGTGCGGGCGACCGTCATCAGGCCCAGGGTTATGAACAGCCTTACGTGCGGCTCCCGACAGCCGGCCAGAAGCCTGCGTGCTTCGTCCTGCGTCACCCAGCGCTGGCGGGGCTTGGGTGTGGGCACCGGGTTGGAAATGGCGGGAATGCTGGAAATCCACTGGTGTTCGGCCGCCCAGGCCAGGGCAGCGCGCAGCACGCCTACCTCCCGCAGCACGGTCCCGTTTGAGACGCCCCTGGAGCCCGCCCAGCGGCGTATCACCGGCGGGGTCAGATGGGCAGGGAGAAGGTCGTCAAGGGGCTGGAGGCCCAGCACAGCGAACCGAATTGCGGCCGGAGCCCTAACGGTCAGGGCTTTGTCGGTGCAATAGCCGTCAAGGATCTCGCCAACCGTGTATTGCTTTCCCGGCGTTCGTCCTTCCAGGGAAATGAAGCGGGCTAGGAATTGTTCGGCAAGCCTGCGATCGCCCGTCGCAGTGGAGAGGCGGCGCCGGCCATAGCGGACATAGAACGTGCCGTTTGGGTGCCTCCACAGATGCACGTTGCTTCGTATCCTTCGACCTGCTGCCGGGTCAGGCGTACAGTGCCGCCGAGACGGAGGCAAGGGAGTGCGCCTGACTTAATACGATTCCGCACCGTGCGCGGCGTCACCAGCCAGTGCTTGGCGACCATACAGACGGTGTTAATTTCAGCGAGCGCCACGCTGGGCTCCCACATAGTAAGCGACGTGCGCCAGCCAGATCAGGTTCGTCAGCGTGATCGCGCAGCCCGCCCAGTAGGCCAGCGGCAGGTGCAGGGCGGTGTAGAACCACAGATTGTAAATGCCCCACAGGAAGAAAAACGCGGTCGGCGCCCAGTGGACACCTGCGATCGTGCGGGATTTGCGAATGGCGATGATGTTCAGCACCGATAAGACGGCGCTGCCAAGCTCCCATGCGGCCTGGGTGATGTCGGGGTTCATGCCGCCTCCAGGAAGCGCGCCATTTCGGCATCACGCCGGGCCAGCAGGCCGTTCAGCACCGCCCCCGCCTGACGATCCCACCGCGGAAACTGCGCGGCCGCGCCGGCGTAGTTGCCGGCGTTCAGCATGGACCCCAGCGTGTGCAGCAGCGGGTCCGGGCCGCAGTTGAAGACCAGGCTGCACAGCGCGTCGAACTGGTTTTGAGTCAGTGGTACGCTGACATGCTGACACACCGGCAGCACGGCGCGGGCGGCGATGTCGTCCTGGAGCCACTCGATCGCGGTCGCCATGGAGCACGTCGTGGCCTCCGTGACGCCGTGGGTGTGGCCATAGCCGGCGGTCCATACGTCCTTCACGGTCGGCTTGTAGGCCGTGGGGCGGAAGCGCTCGTAGCTCTTGAGGAACGTGGTGAGCCAGGGTGAGGGGGTCATGTGAATCACGACTTCACCGGCCGATCGTCCGTGCCGACTTTGCGGACGGCGTAAATGTAGATCGCCACGGCGTTCCACATGACGGCAACCATGTGGTGCGCGCCCGTTTCTTCGTCGTAGTCCTCGCCTCGCCAGAACTTCCAGGCGTGACGCATCATGGACCCGAAGCAACGGCCCCAGCTCATGCCCTTTTCCCAGCCACGTCCTCCGTCCTGCGGGTATTTATTGCACGCATTGGTATAGAGTTCAGCCAGCGCGAACAGCGCTTCCGGCGGCAGGCGTTCGAACTGCACCTTGCCGGCGTCCAGGCGCATATTGTCGCCGGTATCATGCGGTATGTGCCGGAGGCCGCTCGCTAGGGCAAGCGCTTCTTCATATTTCAGAACCGCGCGCGCGCCGGTGAAATCAAAGCCGCGATCGGTCTTACCACTTCCCTGATCCTCATACCGAGGCACCAAGCGGGTGAGGTCGGCAGCGATTTCGTTTTCGATCCCGTACATGGTCAGTCTCCCTGGTAAAGTGAAATGAATCGGCGCATGAATTCGTCCCGGGCGCGAAACACGCCCCACGGTTCAATGCGCTCCGGCCACGGCGTCGGGGGAATGCCCCAATCCACCAGGCCGGTGACGTTCTGCAAGTCGCGATGCTCCGTGGCGACGGCGATATAATCCTGCTGCTTGACCAGCGGGTTCAGCTGCGGCGCCAGGTCGAACCGGGCGCGCACGGCATGCTCGACTCGCAGCTCAATTGTCTTCCAGCCCGCGCCGACCTGCATTTTGACCGGCTTAATCATGTCGCCGACATAGGCTTCGTGGGCGTCGTGCATCAGCCCCTCGAACCGCAACGCCGGCGAGCAATGGTCCGACACAAGGCAGCAGTGCTGGGCAACGGAGTAATGCTCCACGTCGTACCGGAGCGCGCCGCCGAACCGGCAGATGCGGGCCAACTGCTGGGCGATGTCCGCGATGCGGATGTCCTCCATGCGCGGGTCAAGAATCCAGAACGGCCGGCCGCTGGCAGTCGATTGGTTGATGCCGCGCTTGGTCCGCTTGCCGGCCATTTTGCCGGTGTCGAACTGGGCCATGTCGCGCTTATAGGCCGCGCTGCTGCGCTCCAGAATGGTCATAGCACGGCGCAATCTTGCTCAAGATCCCACTCGAAATACTTCCGAATGTGCTTGAGGGCTTTCTTGGTGATCTTCGGCACTTCCGGCTGCGGCGTGTGGCCGTTGCGGCGCTTGGGATCGAGGCCCCAGGCTTCCAGGTGCTTCGGCAAGTCGTGGAATTTCAGGACGATCGTGCCCAGGTCAGGGCGCAGATATTCGCGCTGCGACTTGCGGGTCTCGGGGGTCTTGTGCAGCTGGGCGAACAACGGGATGCCGCTGTCCTGCGGCACAAACATTTCCTCATTGCTGACCAGCCACTGGTCGAATGACTTGCCGACCACCGACGCCGCCACGCGAGCGACCTGCGGGGCCAGGGCTTCCTGAATCCCGGTGTCGGCGATGATGCTGCAATACTTGAACAGCGACCACAGGCGGGCGACGGGATGCCGAACGAACCCGACCTTGCGCCATGCCTCATACCCGACCGGGAGCCCATCGGCCTCCATGTGCCGATACAGCAGGAAGGCGTTCGGGTGGGCCTTCATCAGCTCGACGCAAAGGGTGTCGGAGCCGGTGCGCGGCGGGAGGATGAAGACGGCGTTCAGTTCTGGAACGATCAGCATTATTCGCCGTCCTCTACAGACTGGGCGCGCTCAGCGGCTTCCGCCTTGTCGATCGTCTCGCGGTACAGCTCGCCCATGGCCTCGCGCTCCTGGCGGTCGTCCTTGTCCAGCTTGCGCAGGGCAATCTCGCGGCGCAGCGTTGCGGTGTCGTAGCCGCTGGCCTTGGCTTCGCCCATGATTTCCTTGCGGTCCTCGGTGAGGCCCTGGATTTCCTCGCTCATACGCTCATAGCGCTGGACGAACGACAGCAGCTGGCCGGCGCTGTTCGACAGGGTGTGGGTTAGGTCGCCCTGTGTGGGCTTATCTGCGGGTGTTTTCGGGGCGCGCTTGACCATTATGATTCTCCTAATTGAACAGCAGGACGGACGCTGCAAAGAGCAGCCATGGCGCGGTGATGCGGGCGAGAGCGAACCGCATTATTCGACCAACACGATGGGTTTAAGATCCACCATGCCGAGCTTTTTGTGGTGGTAGAGCAGCATCTGCTGCGGCAGCGACGGCCGCATGCGGAAGCTCTTGGCGTATTCGGAATAGCCCGGTAGGCACCCGTTGCTCAGCACGAAGTCCTGATAGCCCGGGGTGTGGAAATGTCCGTGGTCAACGCGGTCGATATGGAAGCCGAGCGCGGCCTGCTCCATGATGACCTTCTGCACACCGCGCATGATGGTCGCCATGGGGCCGATGAAGCCCTGGCCGCCGCCGGAGCCCATGCGGTCGCCGTGCGTGAGCAGGATCTGCTTGTCGTAGATCGGGAACCGCACGTCGAACGACTTGCTGGTCTGGAACGACACGCGCTTGTCCGTGTTGAACTCGCGGCGGAGCATGTAGGCGATCAGCCGGTCGTAGCTGTGGGCGCTCGCCTTTTTGGTCGTGGGCTTGAGCAGGTTGCGGTCGTGGTTGCCGGCGCTCCCGGGGGTCTTAACTTCGACCTTGCCGAACGCCTCGGCCAGTTTGTAGATGCCGGCACTCTCCTCCTCGAACGCGCACTCGACGGCTTCGATCGGGGTCAGGTCGTCGGTCTCTTTAAGTTCGTCGTGAATGGCGCCGGAGATCGTGTCGCCGCCGCGGGCGTAGATGATGCCGGGATAGGTCCAGGCTTTGCCGCCGTGCTGGAGCGAGAGGTAGATCGTCGTGTCGATCAGGCGGCGATAGCGGCTGCGGAAAATCTCGGAGTCGTAGCCGTAGCCGGTCTCGGTTTCCTCGGCGCGGATGACTTCGCCGATCTGGAAGTCCGACGTTAGCAGGTAGGGGATATGCTCGCGGGGCTTATTATCATGTACTTTAAGCGTCCAGTCGGCGGGCTCGTAGCTGGCGGCTGCGGCCCATTCGAGTTCCTTGATCCGGTCCTCCAGGTCGCTGATGATCGTCGCGGCGTCCTTGAGCTTGGCGCGCGAGGCGGTGTCCTGCACGCGCTGGCGGTGGCTGACTACGGCCTCCTGGACTGTGGGCTCCGGCTGCTTGAGCAGCGTCAGGTCAATGCCGTGCGCGCGTGCATATACGCTTAGGCGCTTGCCGAATGCCTCCAGGGAGAGGCCAAGGCTCTTGGCGGCGCTGGTGCGGTTGAAGGCGTATTCCTGAAACGCAATCCAGGTGGCTGCTTGGGCCGCCGCATCGACCGATATGCCGCCTTTGGCGGCCTCAAAGGTCTTGAAAAACTCGGGGTTCGACTGCTTGGCGTTCAGAACGCGGGACTTGAAGGTGTCGCGCTTGACGCCCGCGGCGGCCGAGGCATGAACTACGTTCCCTTTCGCGGCGTTGTAGAACTTGGCGGTGCTGCGAATAACGGCGTAGGTCAATGCCTTAGTCATGTTCGGCGTCCTTTTTTGTTTCGACTTTGGTGTCCATAGCGCGTGCCTGCTCTGCCATGGCATTCGTAACAATCACATTCGCATCAGCCTGACGCTCTAAGCGTCGAATACGGTGCAGGGCGACGTAAAACTGTAACCCCACGCCACACACCGATGCAGCGGCCGACAGCAATACAGCAATATCGGCGACGTGCAAGCCCCAAAACACGAATGTGGTGGTCCCTGCCGCTAAAGTGATGCCAGGCGCGTTGTTTATGATCGGCTGAATTACGTGTTCCTGTAGCACCTTACTGCCCTCCACTGGGGGCAGTGGCGACCACGCCATAAACACCTGCTTTGGTCATCAGGGCGCGCGTGGCGGCGGCGTCCAGGCCGTGCTTCGCCATCAGGTTTATGCCCTGCTGCGCCATGCGTGGGTCAGTTAGGTACTGCGCGGTTTTCTGCGCCACGCCATCTGACATACCAAGGCCGGGGATCGCCTTGAGCAAATGCAGAACCTTGCCGGCAGGGCTGTGCGAGACCATGGCCAGACCGGTCTGCTGCATGTTCAGGCGGTCCTTGGGCTTCGGCGTGGTGGACGAAATGGCGTCCAGGCTCTCGGCGGCGCGGGTTTCCGCACCGGCGGCGTCACGCAACGCGTCCACCTGTACGGGGCGGAAGGTCTCGCCAAGGTTAGCCGCGGTGCCGGACTGGCCCGCAACGTCCCGCGCAACGCCAGCCGCGCCTGTCTCACTATCGAAAGCGTTGTTCGCCAAGCGCGTGGTGATGCCGGACTGATAGCCTGCTTTGCCGTCGGGTGTGGCGAGTGCTGCGATTAGTCCAGCGTCCTTCGTCTGGCCCTCGGTAGCGCCGGTCAGGCCGTGCGCGTGGCCGTCGATATAGTTGCTGTCATTGGCGAACTGATCGAGCGCATCGCTGTATTCTGGCGAACTATCGCGCGCCATTTGTTCGATGCCGTTGGCCAAGTCTGCATGACCTTCACCCGGGCGAGCGCTTGCGATCTTGTTCAGGCCGCGCCGTAGAACGTCAGCATTCTCAACGGTCATATGCCCCTCATCAAGAGACTGGTGCAGCTCACGGCGACCGAGTTGTGACACGCCGGCGTTTGGCAGCACTTTGCCGCGCATGAATTCTACTTCCTCGGGCGTGAGCGGGATCTTATCCTGCTTGATAGGCGCCATCGCGGCGTCCATCGTGGAGTCGCGGAATTTCACCAGGTCAGCCTGGTCTTCACCGTTGCCCAGCGAATTCTCCACGGCCTGGTTCATGCGACCTGGGAGTGCAGTCGCAGAGTCGTTCGCGGCGGCTGTGACAGCAGCGCCAAGGTTCGGGTTCTTGCCTACCATTCTTGCGATTTCGCCGCGGTTATACAGGTCAGTAAGCTCACCCAGCGACGGCATGCGGCCAGCGTCGTTCAGGAATTTTGAGTAGACGGTCTGCATGTCAGCCGGCGACACGCCAAAGGATTTCGCCAATAGCGCGATAGACTTTGTGCCGGCGTCCGAGAACACAGCCTTTTTCAGCGCGGTGCCTGCACCCATACCGCCCATAACATCGCTTAGGGCCGTCGCGCCGCGTGCGACGGTAGCGCCACCAGCGGCGCCAAGCGCAGCACCGGGAATGCCAGCCGCAGCACCTTGTGCCGAGCCTGCGCCAACATCGGCCGCAGTATCGCCCGCGTCAGCGCCGTCATTTTGACCATGCACCAAACCCGTCACGGCGCCATATTCACCGCCAGCGACCGCGCCGGTGGCGGCGAGGCGCGCGGCGTTGGCAATTTTGCTGCCTGCCTTGAGGGCGAGCGCTGCTTTGAATGGCATGGCCGCCTTGAGCAGCGGCGTCATCGCCACGGCCTGGCCGACGCCGCCGAGCGTGCCGCCGAGCGTGGCAGCAGTGGGCGAGCCCTCGGCTTCACCCTGGCTCTGGCCGCGCGTGTAGGCCACGTCGGTTTTGTAGCTATCCGGGTTCTGCACAGCCATCATGCGCTGGCCGAGATAGCGCGCACCGGCGCCAACGGTGTCACCGAGGCCGAACGGGAGATATTGGCGTGCGGCCTGGGCGGCGCCGGCAACGACGCCGGTTTCGTTCTTGCCGGCTTCGATACCTGCCGCGTTGGCAAGCTCCTCCGGCGACTGGCCGCTTGGTGCGGGGGCTTTGGCGGCGTGCTGCTGTTGCACATACTGCATCACCTGGTCTTGTGTCGCGCCGTCGGGCGCAGTGACCTGATAGTTCGTGCCGTCGGGAGCCGAAACCTGATAATTAGGCATTACGGCACCTGCTTAATGGCCCAGCCAGCACCGGCAGGTGCAGCGGCAGGTGTAGCGGCAGGGGCAAGCTGCGCACCGTAGGTCGCGCCGAACTTCGTATGCACAGCTTCCTGGAGATCCGCGAGGTTCGTCTTCACGGCCTGGAGCTGCTGGCGCACGACGGGCGCCGAGGCGGTCACGTCAACCGCGCCCAGCGCATCCTGGTACGCCTTGAACTCGGCCATGTTACGCACGGGAATGGGCGCGCTGCCCTTGCCGCCCTGGCGGGACAGGTTCGCGGTCAGAAGCGCGATGTTGCTTTTCGCGCCTTGGATATTGGCCTCCAGCGCTTTACGCGTGGAGCCGGGGAGCAGGCCGACGGTCTCTGCGCCAAGCCCAGTGGAGGTAGAGCCGACCTGCGAAATGGCCTTATCGATAACGCCGTTCGTGCGCGCGTATTGTAGGTCAATCTGGCCAAGGTCGGCCTTGGCAATGGCCAACGCCTGCGGCGACTGGCCCATGCCCACGGTGCGCTGCGTAACCTGGCCGGTCTTGGGATCAATGACATTCTGGATGCCCGGCGCCGCCTTCGGCACAGAGGCAGTCGGGACCATGCGGAAGCCCGAGCCGTCAGCGAGCGGCAGCTTCTCCATGCCCTTCTGCGCCACGACGGTATTGCCGAGCATGCCGGCGGCGTTCTCCAGGAAGCCGGGCTCCGCGAGGCGAGCGCCGATCGCGTCAATGTGCGAGGCGGTCACGCCGGCCATGGTCTTGAGCTGCGGCGCCATCTGCGCGAAAGCAGCGCCCACGTCGCCGCCCTGCTGCTTGACCTGCATAAGCTGGTTGACCATGCCGAGCTTGGCGGTCTGTTCGGCATTGCTGCCGGTCATCGCGGTCTGCTGGCGGGTCTGCGCGGCGCTGGCCGACTGGTTGCCGGCTTCGGCGCCGATCAGGCCGGTCTGCGCGCGGGTCTGCGCCAGCTTGAGCGGCTGGTCCTGCGCCGCGAACGTCGTGTCCTGCTGCGTCTTGGCGTTCGACAAGCCTTGGCCGGTGTTCTCCAGCGCGGCGTGTTCGAGCTTCAAAGGGTCGTCCCTCAACGCGAAGGCGTTGCTTTCCGTCACACCCGCGTTCGACAGGTTCTTGCCGGTAAGGTCGGCACCGGCCTGCTGCACGGCGATGGGATTGGTGAGGTTGCGCTGGCCCATTTCCTGGAGCTGGAGCGCAGCAGCGGGATCTCCGGCCGGCCCGGGGCCGTACTGCTTCGCAAAAGCGTTATAGGCCGCGGTCTTGCGGGCCTGGATGTCGAGCGCGCCCTGATAGTCGGCGGCCTCTTTGTTTTGGGCATTTACGTCTAAGGATTCCATGATTTAAGACCCCCACTGGTCC